TTAGAACAAATACATCCTAAAAAATTTAATTTAATGCAAAAAGAAACTAAAAATAGTATAAAGAGTTTTGAATCTTCTTATCCTATGAATTAAGGGTACTAGAAATAGTACATAATTTTATTTTTTAAGATTTTTTAGAAAGTTTAATATATTTTATAAATTTTTAAATTATGTACTATTTTATAAATTATATAAATAGATATTAAGATATCTATTATATATGATATATATTAGCTTTGATATTGGTGTTAAGAATTTAGCTCTTTGTATTTTAAAGTATGAAGAGACTATTACAATCCTTGATTGGAAAATTATCACACTAGCAGAAACTAAGAAAGATGCAAAAAATATTAATGATTTATCTGAAATTATTTATATGGAAATGGATGCTATTGTAGGTAATTTAAAAGATGCTGGCTATGATATAATAGATTTTGTTCTTATTGAAAATCAACCATCAAACCTTAATGGTGTTATGAAAACAGTTCAACATATTATTTATTCATATTATAATCTATTAAAATACTGGGATGGATTAGTTAAAAATGTTGTTCTAGTAAATGCTTCACTTAAGCTTAAAAATCATACATATCAACCGTCAACAATTGTTAAAAAACAAGATTCTAAGAAGAATTTTAGAAGAGATAAATATAAGAATAATAAACAAAATAGTATTGAAATTTGTAGAGAATACATTAAAAAAGATGCATTTTTAATAGAGCTTTTTAATAGCAATAAAAAGAAAGATGATTTAAGTGACTCTTGTCTTCAAACAGTATCCTATATTAGAAACAATATTAAAGGAGATAAATTAATTAAATTAGAAGAAATTACATTAGATCCAACAAATTTTATATAAATGATATAAAGTATAATAATTATATACAATTTATATAATTATTATACTTTATATTATGATAAGAGAAATAAAAGGTATAAATGATATTTTTATTTATAAGACATATAATAAATCTATAACGTACGAGGATATAATAAAAAATAAAATTTTGTTAACTAATAAAAAAATATCATCACCAATACCATCACCAATACCATCACCAATATCATCTTTAACATATAAAAATTTATCTTCATATACACCACCGCCAATTATTCAACTGGTAGAAAATAAAAATAGAGGGTTAATAACTTCTTCACAAGAATTTTCCCCTATAATTAATCTTAATTCACCTATTAAAATTACAAGAATATCATCATCAACATCTGATATAAATGAAGAATGTCATAATAATAATTTTACAAGACTTGTATCAGTACCGTCAGAATTTATTAATATACCAAAATCACATAACACATCTGATATAAATGAAGAATGTCATAATAATAATTTTACAAGACTTGTATCAGAACCGTCAGAATTTATTAATATACCAAAATCACATAACACATCTCCTATAAATCAATTAGTTTCTTCTAAAAAAGCATCTATAATACAATCGCATAAAACTACTTATAATAAGACATTATATAAATTACGTCCTATGAAATCACCTGAATTATCTCCTATTATTCCATCGTATTTAAAAAAAAATATATCTTCTTCTAAAAATAATATAATAGATACTTATTGTGATGTTGAAAAATTAGTTCCAAATAATTATTTAATAAAAAAAAATAGGTCTATGTCTTGTGATTCTATATTAAATTATTATTTATATAAAAATAATTTTATAAGAAGGATGTATAATAAGAGTGTTGCAATAAAAGATATTATATAAAAAATGATGTTATATTGTAAATAATTTATTATATAATTATGAATTGCGAAGATATTAATGATATTATTTTAAGTATGAATAGCACTTATATTGATACTGAAATATCTGATATGATTACTTATATAGAATCAATAAATATCGATATAACAATCAAAAATCATCTTATAAATCTTATTAACAAAAATAGTTACGTATCATATGATATGATAAATAGTTTTTTTGAATAAATATGTATCCGAATTTCCTATTATAATAGGAAAAAATGATGTTATATTGTAAATAATTTAATACATATAACTATGAATTGTGACGATATTAATGATATTATTTTAAGTATGAATAGCACTTATATTGATACTGAAATATCTGATATGATAGCATATATAAATTCTGTAAATATTGATATTACAATCAAAAATCACCTTAAAGACCTTATTAACAAAAATAGTTACATATCATATGATATGATTAATAGTTTTTTGGAATAAAAATGTATCCAATATTTCCTACTATAATAGAAAAAATGACTTAATATATTAAGTGTAAAAGTATAGCAAGATGGACGACCTTGTTAACAGCATGAACAAAATGCAAGTAGAAGAAAATACTATGATTGAATATGTAAGAAATCTAAATATTGCAGATGATATTAAAGAAAGACTAATTGAATTCATATATAATGATAATTATAACAGCTATCTAAATATTTATAATATTTGTGTAGAAAATGATATTGAATTACCACCTATATAATAAGATAAATTAATCTATACAAAACAAAAAAAACTAAATAAAATGCGTTTTTTTTTCATATAAAAATAAGATATAAACAATTAATACAGTCTTATATACATAATTAATGTCCACATTTAATTTAAACAATAGAAATGACAATCTAATAGAAATTAACAAAGATAATTTTACATCTAAATCCCCTTTCAGTTTTAATATTCCTTCAAAAAAATTAAATAAAAGCAAAAATGTGCTAGATGATAATTCTTTATTTAATAGAAAAAAGGTTAGTAACGAAGTTTTATCATCTCGCGGGTCATCAAGAGCTAGCTCTATAAGCGGTGATAGTACTATTAGTTCCGCTAGCTCTGATAGTATATATAAAAAAAAAAAATCAAAAGCCCCTCCGTCTGATTCATCTGATATATCAGATGAATCATCAATCGCTAGTGATGTTAAATATAACAAGAATAAAAAATCATTAGATAATGCTAGTTCATATGCTTCATCTGATAATGGTGATGATGAAACTTCAAGTAATGTTAGTGGGTCAACAGAAGCATCTTCATCTGTTGAAACATATAAAAAGAAAAAATATAGGGCTGGTGATGAATTAAATGAGAAAAGAGAACTTTTATATCAAATGGAGCGTCTTGAATTAAAAGGATTTAAATTACCTTTTAAATTCAATATGCAGTCTGATATTGATGATATGCGTACAGAATATAATAGAATATTAAGAGAGAAAGAGATTGATGCATCTGTCCGTTTTCAACGTAAAATGCTTATGGCTTTTATTACAGGTACTGAATATTTAAATACCCGATATGATCCATTTTCTATTAAACTAGATGGATGGTCTGAGCAAGTTCATGATACTATTAACGATTACGATGATATTTTTGAAGAATTACATAGCAAATATAAATCATCTGGTAAAAAGATGGCACCTGAATTAAGATTATTCATTAGTTTATCAGGAAGCGCTTTCATGTTCCATTTAACAAATAGAATGTTCAAGGAACAGCCTCTTCCAAATATTGAAGAAGTCTTAAAATCAGATCCAGAATTAATGAAAAGATTCCAAAATGCAGCAACAAAACAATATGTAATGGGAAATACAGGTGCTCCTCAACAATCTATGGGAGGTATGGGAGGTATGGGAGGTATGGGAGGTATGGGAGGAGGAATGAATAGTTTATCTGGTATAGCTAGTATGATGGGAGGTGGTAATCAAGGGGGGTCTGGTGGAATATTAAATATGGTTTCGAATTTATTTGGTTCATTAAATGAACCTCAGCAATCTTACTATCAACCTCCTCAACAATCTAATAAACCATTAGATGATATTAATAATATAATTAGCTCTGTTCATGATAATATTAATTTAGATTCTGATAACAATATTGAGACATTATCAGTAAGCGATGAAGAAATTACTTCTATTATTGAAGATACAGCTGATATTAAAATATTAAGAAATGGAAGAGGAAAAAAACAACCAAATACAAGAACACTTAATTTATAAAACATATAAACAATTATTATTTAATATTATTTAATAATATGATTACAATAGCATATTTATTTTTTTGGGATAGCGATTTTAACGATATGTATTTTACTAAATTTATTAAACATCATTTCGGAGAAGTTAAAGAGGTAAAAGTAGAAGATAATCCAGATATATTATTTGTTTCTGTTTTAGGTGGTAATATTGCATGTGTTAAAGATATCAAAGCTAAAATTAAAATATTTTTTACAGGAGAAAACCTTTCATATAATCCTTATCATCATCAATTCAACGATAATAATGTTTTAAAACAAAATTTTGATATACTAACGGGATTTAAATATGATTATGATGCTAGATTACCATTATGGATAATATATTACGATTATTATGATTATGATGAATCAGCAGATAATATTATAAAATTTCTTCAATCATCTTATGATAAAAATAAAGATATTAACAATAAAGAATTTTTCTGCACCTTAATATCTAGAAATAAGGTATGTCAAAATAATTTAAGACCATATTTGTATAAAATTATTTCAAGATACGGTAAAGTAACATGCGCAGGTTCATTATTTAATAATCATAATGAAAGAATACCTGATACACCAGCTGATAAAATAAAACATATTTCAAAATCAATATTTAACATTTGTCCCGAGAATTCAAACGGAGAAGCATATTTTACAGAAAAATTAATTCAAGCATTAGAAGCAGGGACAATTCCAATATATTGGTCATCTGAAATTCCAGAAGCAAATATTATTAATAGAAATAAATATATATATTGCGATATTAATAATATTGAAAAATTTGAAAAAACATTACATGATTCTCTTGTTAATAAAGATGTCAGACATACATATTTAGATGGTGACGTTTTTACAAAAGACGCAGGAACTCACATTAAAAAGATTTATGATGATTTAAAAAAAAATATTAAAAAACAATTAGACGAAAAAAATATACCATATGAACTTAAAATAAATTAACGGGATAATTTCTGTAAATCTTTAGATGATTTCTTTAAGAATTTGCTAACGTCTCTTGAAGATTTCATTAATTTACTAGGTGTTTTTTTAAGACTGCTTATAGGATTATATATGTCTTCTTTTAATTCATCTTCCACTCTTCCTACTTTTTCTAAAACTAATGAAAGTGAGTTAGTTAACACAGGTATAACTATTCCTGTTAATATTGATACAAAGAATAATAATACTTCTATGAAAGAACCAATCATAATTATTTCACGACTAATATCTTCCGAACATTTGCATTTTTCATTAATTAAGAATCTTACATATATGAATGTAGAATAGATATAATATATGAAAATTACATAGAATACAATTATTAATATAGCATATAACATAGCAATAGAAGAACCAAACATTTCACGAATAACATCAAGTGAAACAAAAGCGGTTATTAGTAAAAATGCTAATGAAATAATACTATATGTTTTAATAAAAGTTCTTTCAGGTGTATTAGAACAGTCACATCCAATATTTTCTAATTTAGTTACATATAAATATGTAATAGTAATTAAAACAAATATTAATAAATTAATAATTAAACCACCAATATATCTCATATTGAATTCTGTCATAGTGTATTTATCTATCTATAATAAATATAATAATTTATTATTTTTTCCCAATAATGTTATATATATGAAATTTAGATGAATTTTCAAAAATAGATAAATCCATATTATTAAAATTATTTATAATTTCTTCATTTTTATAATATGAAATAATAATTATAATATCTTCTAATAATATATCTATTACATGTCTATACGTATTAGATGAAGTCGAAATATAATTAATTAAATATGAATATATATTATCTAAAAGTTCTTTTATTTTTATTGAATCTTTAACAAGTAATATTAAAATTGTTATAATTGCATTATTCTTTTTTTTCCATTTTACATATTCACAGTATAAATTATATATCACATCATCTTCGTTACCGGTCATTAATTCATTTTCTAAAATATATTGAGGCGGTATCCATTCTTTATTTGTAATAAAATTATTCCAGATTTCTTCAATATTATTTTTAACAATTTCATTATCTAGAAAATCAAATATTTTAATATTAAGATTAATATTGAGATTTTTAATATCACTCTTTATTATAAAATTATAAAGTATATCAAAAAAATCTTTATCATTACCATTCTGTTTTATAATATCTTGGATTTTTACATATATATCTTTTTTTTTAATTTCTGTTAATTTATTGAGATAACTAATAAACTCTCTTTTATTCTTTGATTTATCACTAAAATCATTTATAAGAGTATGTATTTTATTTTTAACAACATAAGTGTCCTTATCAAATCTCTTTTTTTTATCCCATATTAGTTTTGAATTATAAGCAGAATTAAAACATGTATATTTTTGTATATCTTCAGTTTTTTTTAAATAATTGCAGGGAATATCTTGATTCTTTATAGTTTTCATTTTATTAACAAAGACATTAGTTCCTATAATAATATTTGAATTCATTATGTATTATAACATATATATTAATATCTTATATATATAAAAAAATGATATATTAATATAATAAATAAGATATATAACATTCAATAAATGAATAATCATATTAAATTATTAAATAAACTATGTGACATTTATGAAGATAAATTAATATATCGTACTATTATTGTAACAAACAGCAAAAAAGATAGTAATACTTTATATCATATTTTAAACGATGCTCATTATTCTGCACTTATTGTTAATGAAATTATCGAAGATATTAAGTATAATGAATTAGATAAGAGAATCATTATTATTTCTCATAATAAATTTATTAAATTTGTAGAACATTTAAATAATAAATATGGAATCGATAATTCATCATATAATCTCATTTTATTTTCTGATAGTATTAATTGTGAGCAAATTAATATGTTAGAAAATTATTATAATAATTTATCAAAAAAAGTTACATGTTGTTAACAATATTAACAAGAATATATATTATTATTTATATGTTTATTATTTAATTCGTCTATGTATTCATACCATTCTTTAATAACAATTCTATAAAATTTATATAATAGAAATTCTGTTGATTGTTCATATACTGAACATTCTATATAATTTTTATTTTTTTCCAAGTATTTCTCATAGAAAAATTGATACATTTCCAATACATTTCTTTTATATTTATTTATAAATGACTGTAATTCTTTATTATCATTTAATATTTTATGAACGGTAATATCTGTTTTATTATTTTTAACTGTATTTTTTATATATTTTATAACATCGAATATAGTGTTTAATATTTTTTCATTATATATTTTGTATGTAAAGATGGTTTTTAATTCATCTTCTGTAATATTTTTATAATCTTTAATATTCTTATTATCTATAATTAAAAAATCAAAAAAATATATAGAATAATATATATATTTGTGATTGAAATCTATGAATTTCATTTATATATATATAATAGAATAAATGAAAGGTATATTTCATGAACAAAATATATGAAACAAATATTAGAAATTTAATAAATAATTTACCTTAATAATAATAACCTAGTTATATAGTAGAATGAAAAGAGGAAATTTCAAAAGTTCTAAAGGATATACCCGTTCTTCATCTAAAACTGATTATAGTGTTTATATATTATTAGGTTTATTAATATTATCATCAATAACATTTATATTTATATCACAAAAATATAATAGTTCATATGAACCTTTTGAAAATGAAAAAAAGACAAGAATAGAATATTATTATAAGGATGGATGTCCACACTGTGATAGTTTCAAGCCTATTTGGGATTTAATATCAAATGATAAAGAATTATTAAAAATCGTAGATTTTAAAGAATATGATTTGAAAAAAGACGGAGACAGAGCTTCTAAATTTTTAATCAATTCCATACCTGAAATAATTTCAGTAAATATAAATCCTGTTACACCAGATAAAGAATTAAAAGAAAAGTTTGAAGAAGATAGAACAGTAGAAAATTTAAAAAAATTTATTAAAAAAAACGCATAAAGTAAATTTTTTATATATAAGATAAAAATATATATATTTATTAAATGGGTGCTGGGTTAATACAATTAGTTTTATCAAGTCAACACGACCAATTTATTACACAAAATCCACAAATAAGTTATTTTAAATATAGTTATAAAAGACATACTGCATTTTCAAATGAAAGTATAAGACTTCAATTTAGTAATAATACGAATTTAAGTACAACAAAACAAAATACTTGTAACTGTGAAATAGGAAGATATGGTGATTTATTAAGTAATGTTTATTTTGGTTTTACATTACCAGCTATATATTCAACAAATAAACATAGATTTAGGTGGGTAGAAAATGTAGGAAATGTTATAATAAAAAGGGCGACAGTAACAATAGGCGGTGTAGAAATAGATTCTTTAACAGGAGAATGGATGAATATATGGAATGAATTGACATTAAAAGATGAGAATTCTAGTAAAATATTAGGTAATACTAGCGAATTGATAAATCCAACATTATTGCAACCTCGAATAAGTGTAACAAATAATCGTTTTAGTTATATATTTTATCCAGAAGCAATTTATAATAATGGTGATAGTCCTTCAATTAATGAAAAAACAATCTATACACCACTAAATTTTTGGTTTACTCGTAATCCATCACTTGCTCTACCATTATTAAAATTACAATTTTCAGAAATTAATATAAATATAGAATTAGAAACAAGTGAAGTTTTATATCAAGTATATTCAACAATATTAGAAATATATATAAGTCCAAAATATTATAATCAGCTTCATGGTGAAAAAATTAATATTACAAACTTTTGCAGTAATTCAAGTTCTAATGAAGATGTTCCAATAAAAGCTTTTATTGAAGCAAATTATATATTTTTAGATACAAATGAGCGTAATTCATTATTATTATTACCAAATATAAAGTATTTAGTAGAACAAATATCATTTACACAAGAACTAGGTATAAAATCAATATTAACAAAATCAATAAATAATAATAGTCCCACAAAAGAAATTATTTGGACTTTAAAAAGAGACGACTATTTAGATTTTAATTATCATAATAATTATACTGCTACATATGAATTTAATGAACAATTTAAAATATTAGAAAAAGCTTCTATTAAATGGAATAGAAGTAATTTACGCGTAGAAGAAAAAGATGCAGATTTTTATAGTTATGTTCAACCATATCAATATCATTCTAAGATACCTAAAATGGGTATTTATTGCTACTCTTTTTCTCTTTTCCCTGAAAAATTACAGCCATCGGGAACATTTAATGGTTCTCAAGTTAAAACAGAAATATCTGTAACAGTAAATAATAAATATAATAATGATTTTATAAATAATAAATTATCATTAAAATACCTACCTTTAAAAGAAAGAGAAATTAGTTATATTTTAGATATATACACAATAGGATATAATGTATTTGAAATAATAAGTGGTGCAGCAGGAATGAAATTTACTATTTAGAATAGATAATAATTTATTTTTTTATTATATAATTTATAATTAGTATATAAAATGGATTTGATGATATTAATAGTGGTATTATTAGGTGCATTTTTATTGTATTATTTAATAGAAACTATTCGATCTTTACATCAAGAGATAAAAGAAATTAAAAATAAATGTGTAACAACAAATGATGGAAAAAATAATGATATAAATTTTGATACTAAAACAAATGATCCTGTAAAAGGAATTAATGATATATTAGTTAATAATTTAAGTAATTTAAAAAATTATTTTGATATAAATAAATAAACATATTTATATATACTTTTATTATATGCCACGTAAGACTAAAACACCAATAGAAAAAACTGAAAAAAAATCAAAAAAAAATTTAATGAATACTATGGTAAAAGATATATCTTTAGATAACGAAGATATAATATTACAATTACCAATATCAGATAATGATATTAATAAGATTAATTCTAATGACATAACATATAATAATGATATATCATCTACAAATAATGATAAAATTAACGAACCAGTTGCATATGATCCAACAAGCTTCTATATAAATGATAATTTAGAGATAGAAGAGGATAATTTATTTAATATTGAAAGTGTTGAACAACCAGAGTTAAATCAATATTGTGTTAATATAAATTCTACTAATAACTGTTTTTGGTGTTGCCATCCTATTAAAAATAATATATTTGGTATGCCTACTAAATATAACTGTATTAATGATACATACTTAACTTATGGAACTTTTTGCAGTCTCCAATGTGCGAATGCATATAATTTTTCAGTTCATTCAGGAACAGATAAAGTATGGGAAATAAATAGTTTTATACAAATGCTTGGTAAATGTAACGGATATAGAGAACATATACGTCCAGCACCATCTCGTTATTTACTAAAAATATTTAATGGTAATATGACAATAGATGAATTTAGAAATAGTCATGTTAATTTCGATAAAGCCCATTTACTTAACATTCAACCGATGATACCTTTATCTACAAGCCATGAAGTTATTAATACATCATATCTTAAAAATGTGATTGAAAATATTAATTATACTAAACAAAAACAGACAAATAATATACCTCTTAAAAAGAATGTTTCTAAGAATACTATTGATAGCAAATTAAATTTAATAATTTCTTAGAAAATATAAAAAATGATATAAAGAATATAATATACAATTTATTTGTATATTTAGTATGGAAGAAAAAAATAAAATTTATTTTACACCATATAGAATATCTACTATTACTTGTAATGCAGATATTGGTAATGATATTAATCTAAATCTAAATGTGTTATTTAATAATTTAGAGCATTATGAAGATAAAGGAATAATATGGATTCAATATTTAAAAGATAATATTGACATTACGAAAGGTGTTTATCCTAAAAAGAAAAGAAAGACAAAAAAAGATGCTACTAAAAAGAACAGATTTGATAATCAAGTTACAGTTATTTATAAATTTAATGACCTATATATGCCTAATATTAAAATTTTTAAAAATGGCAATATTCAATTAACAGGTATTAAAGATACAAAAGATACTGAAATTATTGTTAATAATATTATTAATGATATTAAAAAGATTTATATTATTGATAATACAATTATTAAAGACGATGAAGAAGATGTAAAAAGAAATAAGGATGATATTATTGAATCATTAAAATATCAAAATTTTAAAATTAGAATGATTAATAGTGATTTTAAATTATTTAGTAATAAGGAATTAACAGAAAAATTTGAATTAAAAAGGAAAGATGTTCATAGAATTTTCATATCAGATAAGTATAATAATAAATGTAGTTTTCAACCTGGGATTTATCAAGGTGTAAAACTGCAATATTTTTGGAATAAATTTTCAGATAAAAAAAATGGCAATTGTTCATGCCCTGTTCATTGCTATGGTAAAAATAATGGTGAAAATATTGGAGGCTGTAAAAAAGTAACTGGTGCTTTATTTGAAAGTGGTAGTATTCTAATTACAGGAGGTATTAGTTTAGAACAAGTCGACGAGACATATAAGTATATTTGTGATGTATTAACAGAAAATATGTCTGTTATTAGAAGACCTAAATTTAATATGGTATAATATGGTATAATTACAAAAAAAGAATTTTATTTTTATTTATTAAATGGGAAAAAACATTTATTTTAAAGATCATCCAGATTTTATACCCAATCTGACACCTATAGAGATGTTTAATATAGGTATTATGGGAGGATGGTATTTTAGAGACATTAAATCTCCTATAACTGGTAAAGTTTTTAAGAATCGTTTTAAAAAATATGATTTTCTTAAAAACATTCCTAAAGAAAAATATAAAGGTGTTGAATATAATTCTGAAATTAACAAATATAAGGTTAAAGTTGGTTCATCATATGAATTCTGGTGCGAACATGGGTGGATAAAAGAAGATTTAGATCCATATGGATGGATTGAATGGTATATTAATTTTTATTATGGAAGAAGATCATATGATGATTTAAGGCAAATTAGAAGATGGAAATATGTTGCAGGAGAAAGAGGCAGATTTAAATTACAATTACAGAGAATGATAAATGAAAATAAAAAAGGATTAGCTATTAAAGATATAAGCCCTAAATTAAGACAAATATTATTACACTGGGGTTATGATAGTAGCAGGATGCGTAAAATCGTATAGACATCTAATATATTTATTTTCCTCTATGATAATATCTTGCATTTTTGATAAATTATTTTTGCTATTTAATGAAAGATCGTCTTTGGTTATGTTTTCTATAATTGTATTTTTTATACACATTCTATATGATATCATAATCATCTCTTTTTTATGTAATTCATATATACAATTTTTACAACAATCCATATAATCTAATGTTGTGTTATGTTCTTCTTCTAATGTTAAAATATCACAATATATTGGTATATTCATTATTTTTCTTTTATTTTTATTACATACTTGACATCTTTTCATAAAAAAAATAGATTTAACATATTCTATTAAAATGTTCATATTTCATATTTAATATATATATACAATATATACTTTATATGTATATATAAAAATTGAATGTTTTTATAACAATTTAACTAACAAAATGCTGTCAGTTTATAATACTTTGTCATTTGATATGATTACTAAAACAACTATTTACAATAAAAAAGAAAAGAGCGACGAGATTGATATATTTGTAAATGAATATTTAAAAAAAAATATAGAACAAGGAGATAATCCAAAAAAATGGGATTTTGTTAGAGAATATACAAGAAAAATGAAAATAAGTGATATTGATATCATCGTTAATAAATATAGTAATGATGAAATAGTGAATGAACTAATTAAATATTATTATGAAATTTATGATAATATTGAGTTTGTTACAGAAGAACATATTAATATGATTGAGAATGTTTCTGATATTAGTATTAAAAAAAACCTAGTATCTCTAATATTATTTAATACTATTACATATTCAGCTTTTCTATATTAGATAATTTCAATATTTATTTTTTAGAATTTTATATATTGAAAAATAAATAGTACATAATTTAATATATTTACATAATATATTAACATCTCTTAAAATTTCAAAAAAATAAAATTATGTACTATTTTATATTCTAAATAAATTGTACTATCTATAACTAGGAGTATTATTACCGTATCTGTTATCATTACGGTCATCATAAGGTTGAATGTTTTTTGAATAGAATTGGTCTGAATAAGACATACTATTGGGAATTACTTTAGGTTGTAAGTAATTCCCACTCCATTCATATGTATCAAGAACATCATTACCAGTATATAATCCTCCGTTAGTTTGAGAAGGAATATTTGTAGCACTTTTATCAATATAAGAAAAATTAAGCATCTTTATAATATATAAAGATATAAAGATTTACTTAAAAATATAATTATATAATAAAAGGATGAGTAAAAGAAGTAATGAATTTGAAACAGATGTAACAAAAAAAGCTAAAATACAAGACGATAAGGATTTTGTAAAAGATGGTCTTTCAACAGAAGATATAAAAAAAATTGTTAAAGCAATTCGTTTTACAATTGAATATTCTCCTATAAAAGATGCTGCACTTATAGATAAAATAAAATCAGAATATAATTTTTTTGCAACTCGCTATCCTATGCTTTTTGAAATGGCATCAAGATTTGATAAGTTTGATTATGAAAGTTTTGATTATATGCTTGATATGAGAGAAAAAATTATAAATGATGATATTACTAGTGAAGAAGCATCAAAAAAAGTAGGCAATGATTGGTTTAATAAATATAATCCAATTAAAAAATAAAAATGTGTACTTTATTTTTATATAATATAAAAAATTGATATAAGATTATAAACTATTATATATTATACAATTAGTATTAATTCGTCTATCAAACACATTACATTATAATGACTACTATTACAGAAACTCAAATTCCCAAAAATCTTTATGAAATTATTGAAGAAGTTTATACTACTTATAAAAAGAATGGTTCTGAAACTAACGAGAATAATACATATTTTAACGTTCTTCTTCAAGTTATCAAAAAATACCATTTCTGGCCTGCTATGCAAATTAAAAAGTTTAAAGGAAAACCAAACCTTATCCTTCTTCATAATACATATAAAAATATTAACGGTAATTCGTATAAAGAATTATACGAACAGTGTCGTAGTGTTGTTCTAGATTTCAATCTTTCATATAATAATAACGTTGTGGTAACATATGCTAATTCTATTCCTGATAGAATTAATTATGAAAATTATCTATCGATTGCATCTGATACAGATAAGATTTATGAATCGTATGATGGAACTATGATTACGGTTTATAATTATAATGATGAATGGCAGTTTGGAACATCAAGCTGTCCTGATGCAAATAGTTCAAGATTTTCTCATCCTACAAAAGCACACGGTAATATGCTAGATGATATTCTATTTGAATATTATCGTAATAATTTTACTGAAGAAGAAATTCATAATGAATCACCTGATGTAATTTCTTTAAAAATTAGAAAAATGTTTACAAATAACCTAGACCCTAATATGGCTTATGAATTTGTTATTATTCATCATGATAATAAACATATTATTGATTATTCTCCTACATTTGGAGATAATTACAAAGTTCTATATCATATTAATACAAAAGAAAGAAAATCACTAGGAGAATTTGATATCGCTTCTGTTGCAATTCCTGCTCTTCAAGAACTAGGTGTTAAATATCCTGTTCAATTTGCTGATAAAACAGAGGCATATAATTTCATGATTTCAATCCCAACGTGTTATGGAATTATAGTAAAGAAATCAACGGAGTCTGGAACAAAACTATATAAGGTATCAACCGAAAAAATTAATTTTCGCGAAGAAACAGACCCTTGTAATCCTAATGTATGGATTAATATGCTTATCGTATATATGAAAAATAATGCAAATTATCATATTAACGATTATATTACACATTATGCTAGTGATATTGAATTTCCAGTAGATAATCTAGGAAGGTCATTAAACCCTACATATCTAATTCATACAGCAATTAGCACTATTAAAGATAATCTCTTTAATCTATATGTGTCTACAACAACATATTATAATTTTCATAAGAGATTTAAAATGAATAAAGAGCTTGATAAACAATTTTCTCCTATTATTCAATACCATCTTGCTCAACTTCGTAATCAACAAGTAACTATTTATACAGATAAACTTATTACACCTGCAAATGTTTATTATTATCTATGCCAGTGTAATAGTGTTAAAAACATTAAAACTCTTATTCAGTATTTTGCAACATATAATATGAATGATATGCCATATATCAATACTATGTCTCCTAGAACTATTATGTGTTTCACAATTCTTAATAGTCTTCTATCATAATTTTAACATATTATGATAATAATCCTAATATAAAAAAACAAAAATAATATTTTTTACTTTTTAGAAATATATTTTATCCATTTTCTAAAAAATATTTTCCTTGTTTTCTTGACAGCTTCGGGATGAAACTGTATACCTATTATTTTTTTACTTTTATTATAAGCCATCCATATTTGTTTTTTATTTCTTATTACTATTTTCCAATTTTTAGGAATACATGAAATATAATCAAAATGAGTAAATTTATACATCTTTTTACTTACTTTAAATGGTTCTGTAATAATATTACTAGTAATATGCTTTGATTTATATTGTAAAGATGATATGCATTTTTTACTACCTAAATTTTTAACTAAATATTGATATCCATAACATATACCTAATATAGGAATATTCATATTTAATAATTTTTTAGGTAATTTTGGTAATTTTTTTTTATCATTTAATATCATATATCTAGAACCTGATAAAATTATACCATCTATTTTATTTTTGATAATATACTTTATTATATTTTTTTTACTCCAATGAACAAAATATAATTTTACTTTTTTATCAAATGACCTATTAAAACGGTACTTGTATACTGAATTATGACCAATTGTCATTAATATAATAAGAATATTTACCATAATATTCTTATTATAATAATTGTTAATATTATTTATTTTATAAGTAAAAAATATATAAAAGATAATTTTAGTATAAATAAATTAATTAGCCTTTTTATTAGACCATTCTTCTGAAATAATTTTGAACTTTTCTTTTGGATTCATATCAGGATTATTGATTTTTAATTCAGCCATTTTTTCTTTCATAAAGATATTGTATTGTGATAGAGCTTTTTTTGGTTTTTCTACACCATTTGCATCTAGTTTAGATTTAACTACTTTTTTTACTTTATATGTTTCATTATACACTTCTTTAACAATAGCATTAAATTCTTTAATAGTATAATCATTTTTAGAAACATCTACTGTTTTGTTAAAAAGTTCCATAAAATTAGAGGTTTTTGACATTAGTTAAAGATACTTTTATAATATGGTGTTAATATATAATAACACAACAATCATTTTTTTATTTTTTTGCATATTTTTTGCATTTTTGAAATGTTATAAATATAAATAAAAAATGATATAAATTAATTACATTATATAGATATAATGTTTCGTAATTATTCATTTGACCCTAAAAATCCTTCAAATAGTCATACATTTGAAGTCCATGATATTGATTTATCTATTATAAATGGTATCAGAAGAGTTATTCTAACTGATATTCCAATTGTTGGAATAATTGGAGAGACTGTTGATAGTATTGATCCGACTGTAAATATTCTTGTAAATACTTGCCCTCTGCATAATGAAATTATTACACATCGTATTGGATTAATTCCAGTTTGTCTTACAGAAAATGAAATAGAATCATATGAAGATGGTTCAATTATTCTTGAATTAAATGTTTTAAATGAAGGCAATAAGATTGAAGCTATAACTACAAATAATATTAAAGGTAAGAGAAATGGTGTAGATATTTCAGAAAAAGAATTAAAAGAAATTTTCCCTAAAAATCCTATTAGTAATGATAATATTTTAATTACAAAATTAAGATCAGGAGAACAATTACATTTTACAGCAGAATTAGTTAAAAAGACAGCGCGATTTAATGCTTCTTTTAACCCTGTGTCATTATGTAATTTCTCATATATTCAAAATCCAGAAGAAGCAGATAAAAAAGAAGGGATTTTAGATAAGGAAAGAGCATATTATAAAAATAAATTTGGTGATCCAACAGCATTTTTAATGGATATTGAACATATTAATATAAATATCGCTCCTAAATATCTAATTAATAAATCTATAGAAATTATTATTGAAAAATTAAATAATCTTCGTAGTAATTTAATTAAAGATGATGTAATTCAAGTAAAACAATTTCAAGAAATTGAAAACACATTTGAGTTCTTTATTGATGATGAAGATGATACATTAGGTAATATTATTCAATCAGTTTTACACTCAAAATATATTCGTGAAAATAATAAATTTGATAATACTGTTTGTTCGTATATTGGATATATTTGCCCCCATCCTCTTAAATCACTATTAGTTATTAGAATTACATTAGAAGATGAGACAAGAAAAGAGAAATTTATTAATTTTCTTGAAATGAATTGCAAAACAATTATCGAAGAATTATCTACTATTAAATCCAATTGGAATAAATTTGTATTAGAAAATAAGGTGATATAAATTTATTAACATTTATTAAGTATGGTTGATAAAATTGAAATAGACGATGAAATCTATGATATTGTAGATGAAGAATTAAATAATATTGAATATTTAGAAATTTTATCAATTGACGAAATAATTAAAGATAACCCATCATTTATGGCTCTATCAAAAGATGAGATACAATCAGAATTATATAAAACATTTAAAAATAAAAATAAAACCGACAATTTTACTAAACTTTTTTATGATGTCATAAATAATAATAAAACAAGAGAAGGTATTCTGGATGATTATAGTAATTATATATTTATGTCAGATGTTGATAAAAAAGATTTTTCTGAATTAAATATTGAAGAAGAAGTTGCTAATTATAATGAATTAGATAAATTACAAACAACGAGATATAACATTTCTAAAAATAACTATTTTTTTGCAATTCAATATGATGATAAATCTTCTTATAAAAGACTTAAACCTACTAGTAAAATCATTTTAGAATTAAATAAAAATGATTTTGATAATAATAGAGTTTATTACCCAGTATACCCAATAGATGATGTGAATATTCCTATAATAGCTGCATATTATAAAGTTCCAACAGCTACAATTAATGATTATATGTATAATAAGGTTACGTCACACCTTTATAATAATAAAAATATTAATAAAAATAATTCTACAAGATTCACAGATATTAATAAATTGATTAAAAATACAAGACCATCAATAGAAACAATAATAGAAAATATTCCTGATTCTTTTGATTTAAATTATAATGATTTAAATAATATTTTTAATCGTTTTGGATATTCTATGGATTTTATAAATGAAAATGACTTTGAATTGTTAATAAAACATATGAACAAGCTTGTTAAAAATGAAAAAGAAAGAATAAATGTATAAGCCTTTAAAAAATAAGAAAATAGATATTTTAAATAATAAGCTAACATTCTTTGATAAACTTTCTAAAACAATTAGTCTATTAAATTTAACAGATAAAACAAAAGAGTTACTTATACTTCTTAAATCAGGTCTAGAAGATAAGAGAATAAATAGTAATCTTTTACAAAAACCTAAATTATTATATGATAATATTGATGATATTATAAAAAATATATCAAATGATAATGTTAATATTGAACAGGTAATAGAAAATATTAAAAGTTTTAAAGAATTTGAAAATATTGAAAAGAATATTACAAGTATAAATAATTATATTGAGACAACACAAAATTTAGAAGAAATTTTAGAAGAACTTGAAAATATGAAAGATGATTTTAATTATATTAAGTATAATATTAAAAATTACGATGATAATGTGAATAAAAAGGTATTTATAAATTTTTATAATGAAATGAAAGAAATTGTTATAGGAAATAACGAGGATAATTACGAGGGATTGCCATCAATATTAAGAAATGTTGATTTAGAAAATTATGAAGAACTGGAATTTGATAATGAGTATGTAGAAGAAGAAAATAATGTTGTATTATCCGATAGTAAAATGATAAATAATTTATTAGAAAAATATTGGCTTACATTAGAATATAAGAATGATATAGGATTTATTGAAATACTAAAAATTGTATTACCAATCCTTTATATAATAAGTAAAACATCAGGGATAGAAATTAATTATGAGATATTATGTAATGAATTATATATATATTTTAGAGGAGTAAGTACAAAGTTCAATATAATAAAAAGAAAATTAGAAGAAAAACAGATTGATATAGACGATAATGATATATTTGATATTGCTAAAATAAAAGCTATAAATACAAACTTAATAGATTTAAATATGGGTTCGGGAGTAAATAATATTATAAAAGAAGCTAATAATGAATATAGCCTTATAATAGAAGACGTTTTCAATAGTTCAATCGCTTGGTGGATTTTAAATATACAGGAAAAAATTATTAAAGATAATTTTAATATTGATAATAGTAAATTAAATCCAATATATATTGATAAATGGTTTTTATATGGAGAACCATTAAAAAAAGAAAAAACTAAAATAGGAGTAGCACCATATTTAATAAGTATAATAGATGATTTTATAAAAGAGAAGAATGATAATAGTATTAATATTGTATATAATAATATAATTGAATTAATAAATGATAGATATAAAGATAGACTGGTAATTCTTAAAAACGTATATGTTGATTTAGAATCTAAAAAAAAGATTGAATATGGTGTAATAGCACAAAAAAAGATGATAGAAAATATTAAAAATAAGAAATTTGATAAAATAGCATACGATTATATAGAAGCTCTATTATATTCTCCTGGTGTTAATTATAAAAAATTACATAAATATTTACTAGGATGTTGCTTACAAAAAATAACAAAAGATTTTAAACCAGATAGTGATTTAATAAATAATGCAAGAAGAGATTTAATAGATATTAAAAAGAAATTTGCAACACGTAAAGAAACTAATAAAAAACGTTCATTACGTTTTACTCCTATTATAAAAAGAAAATCACATGAAGAATATGAAGATGATGAAGATATTGAATATAAAAAAATAGAAAATGTAGAAACAGAAATAGATGAAGTTGATATATTAGAATGGTTAGATAATATGAAAGAAAAAAATTCATTATTGCCAAATAATATAATAGAAGATTTAAAGAAAAATACTAGAAGTTCTCTTGATTATATTGAGAAATATATAAAAATCTTACAGAAAACTAGTAAAAAAAATAGTGATTTATTAGAAATATTTATACCATCAAACATTAATTATAAAACACTCTTGTTAAATATTATTAAAATTATAAATATTAAGACAGGTGATGAAAATACTGATTTATTATTAAAAAAAGCTATTGAGTCAATAAGAGAAATATTAGTAGATTTGGAAAAATTAAATATGATAAAAACAGAAGAAAACAGAAATGATATAGAACGTATAAATGCATATATAGTTGCAAGAGCTATGTGTTTGCCATGTAATCCAGAAAATACTGCTGGGAATATATTAATACCAGTTATTGAAGTTAAAATTAATTTTATAGAAGAGAATGCATATAGAATATATGATAGAATATCAAGTAGTATAAAAAACTCTAAATTCTTATCATTTGATGAAAATACTGCATTTATTAATAGCATGAGAGAGAAAAATAAACAAATTAAATTATCTATATTAAATAATAAAACTGTTGAGGAAAATAATTTGATATCACAATTAAAGAAAGCAGGTATTAAAAATAATTTAATGAGTGTAGAAATGGTAAATGAAAAACAAGAAGAAAATTTAGAAGAAGATAATGAAGCTGAAAAACATTTTAAAGAGATAGAAGAAGAATATCTTGCTTTACAACAAGATATATATGCGCAACAAGATGATGATGAAGATAATGCTGAAGGTGAAAATGAATATGCTATGGGAGCAGAAGACGATGATGGTGATGATGATAATTTAGATAAAAATGATATGGGATTTATTTATGCCGATTAAATATATGTATCCATTATAATAGTAATTAATATTTCAGATTAAAAATAGTACATAATTTTATTTTTTCAAATTTTAGAAAAGTTTAATATATTTTACAAAATAAATAAATTATGTACTATTTTTACAGAGCAATTTTTACAATATTATCATCTAATAATCTCTTAGAAACATATACATCTACGTTATCGCTTATATTTAAAATATCGTCTTGTTCTTTTTTATTTATAATCCATTTTAAATTTTTTTTAATAGATTTTAGCTTTTTATCAATAATATCATTTTGATTTATAAATGATTTTACTATTATAAACTTCATATCTTTATTTTTCTTAGATATTATTATATCTTCAATATTATACCATTCGTTTAATAATAGGTTATTCTTATTTAAATTTAATATCATATCATATAGTTTTTTTTGTATTTTTTCAATATCAGATGTTTTTATTTTACTATCATTTATATATTCTTTTAATGGTATATAATCGTTATCATATTCTAATACTGAAATTATATATATATAGTTATAATCATTATCAGAACATACATAATTATCTAGTAATTTAGGAGAAGCATTTAATTTTTCCATTATTTTATAGTTTTCATTAATTAAATTATAGGTATCTGATATTGTGTTTTTATCAAGAAAATATACTTCTTTTATGATAATAAGTTTATTATCATTTGTTAAAAATGTTTTAGTGGAAAAAGACGTTTCGTTTCCAAAAGGGCTTTTAATCTTATATTTATTTCCAACACACCCCAATCCATTTTTAACATCTTTTACAATTATTTTATTATATTTAGTAATTTCATACTTTATTGATCTTTTTTTTACAATATTGTTAATTATATTTGATACAATTGATATTTTTTTTTCATCTTTTATTTTAAATTTTTTAATAGGATTAGTATAAAATTCCTTAATATATTCATCTATATTAGAAGTTAAATCTTTTACATTTATAATAAATGGTTTTTTCACAACCATTATTTCTTTCTATTTATAAAATATAAAATAATATAAAATAAGACATGTAAATAGTACATAATTTTATAATTTACAAAATATATTAAACTTTCTAAAATTTTCAAAAAAATAAAATTATGTACTCTTCCTAATAGAGTATACATTAATGTATAAAAAAATACTAAATAATAGTCTATATATTATTATAATAATATTGTTAATGATTTTAATAGGTCTGGCTTCATATTATATATATTATATGAAAAATGATGTAGTAATACATACAAAAGAAAAACCTAGTGAAAAAGTTATTATTATTAAAGAACAACAAACAACTATTCCGGAACAACAAATAATGCCACCTGTTTATCCTAGTAAATTACCATCATATAATAATACAGAATATCAACAAATAGGTATTTTAACATCTGATGAAACAGATAAAGATCCTATTGTTTTACCATTATTTAGTAGAAAAATAGGTAATCGTAGTGATAGATATAATTATTATACAGCTACTGATAAAAATAATATGATGAGATTACCAATAACAAAAGATAATAATAATTGTGAAGATGACATAGGTTGTAGAGAACTGTATAATGGTGATAAAATTAATGTAGAAATTTATAAAGGAAGAATATTTACTGTTACAATTTATAAAGTAGATGCACCTCGTTATTTTGCAGAAAGGTACTAAAACTTAAAAAACAAAAATAATATACATATATATATATATATCATTCTTTGTTTTTTTCTTTTTAATTTTTGTTATTTTTTACTCATCCTCATTAGGTCCATCTGAGTATACTACGACAGGGTCAGCAACAACGATAGTAGTTCCACTCGCCTTCTTATCATTCCACGCAGCGATTGCAAGCTTGAAGTTCTCCTTTGAATCCCTTTCAGGATTCTCTGCCTTAAACTCAGCTATCTTCTCGGCAACAAAGATATTGTAAGCCGAAGGAGGGCGCTTCTTAATGATGTTTCCATCAGCATCACGCTCGCGCTTTGCCCTAGGCTTCTTTACCTTCTTATCGTCTTCGCTAGAAACTTCGTCATCATCTCCTGATTTCTTAGCCTTCTTAGTCTTCTTAACAGCCTTTCCAGGCTGTAAGATAGCCTTTACAGCCTTGTAATCAGCAGACAAGATAGCAAGAATCTCAGAAAGACCATATTCCTTGTTGATATCAACAGACTCGGAAAACTTAGCGATGATAGCAGTAGTCATAGAGGTCATTATAAGACTTTGAGTGGTTTTCGAAAGATTGATTCTTTGCAAATGTGTTTTTACCTATTGAGGTGATAAGTAAATATATACTTATTTATCATTTTTTTTATAAATAAAAAAATATTAGGACAAATTTATCTAAATTAAAGATTTTAATAGGTAATAATTTGTTTTATATAATTTATATCATACAAAATCTTATTTCTATCATCGTGATTAATATATAAATAATCTAATTTTTCATTATTATAAGTGTTAATTCTATATAATCTACCAGAAAGTGCACCATTTTCATATGTTTTTATATAATATTGATATATAATATCATTAATTATAAAATAAATTGATTTATTATTATTTGCTATATAAATGATAATAGATTTGTCGTAATTAATAATTTTTTTTAATATATTAACGCAATTATTTATAACACTTTTACCAATATTAGTATCGTCTCCATAAAAATCAATATAATTTTTTAAAGTTACATGGTCTTCTTCTGAAATACTAGATGAATTTATATAATCAATTGATAATAAAATATATCCTGAAGAACTTTTATGAGTAAAATAATTTTTCCACATAATATTTTTTATATAATATTTTGTTATATTATAAACATAAGTGAATATATTCATTTTTTGTAAAATAATAGTAAAATATTTATCAAGAAGAAGACGATATTTATATACAAAGTAATATCCTTATAACCTTTTAACTTATTATTGGATGTTATTTGTTCTTCTTCGTATTCCATAGGAATATATAAGTCTCTAATAATTTGCTGATTATAACAGTAAGATGATGTAATAATATCAGATATAGATGTAGTATGAACTATTAAACCAGTAATACTATATTTTCTATTATGGTTCTTGTTAAAAATAATTGAATCTAATAATGTTCTGTAAAATCCCGAAAGATGTTTTTGACTTACAACACTATTAGTATAAGCCTTGCATTGTACTAAGATAATATTACCATTATTGAGTTTGCAAATAATATCAATACCTGTATCCAAAAGAACATTATAGTTTCTATTACACATCTTATATCTCTGTTTTACTGTATAATTGTCATCATTTACTATAATATTTGCTTCAACTAGTAAATTATAAGGAACATGTTTCCATAAATAAGCATTTTTGATATCATAATACTTATACAGCTTTTCTAAAACAAATTTTTCATATTCTAAGCCCTTGCAAAATTTATAATCAATCATTTTAATAGTTTCTAATAACGTCATTATGAATATGATAATAATTATATAAAATATAAAATGTCAATTTTTTGTTTGTATTATAAGTTTTTTATATTAATAATATAGATAAATGCAATTACCATTTATAATTATTTTTGATATTGATAATTGTATAATAGGTAATATACATAATTGTACACACGAACAAGGTATTATTGATATATTATATAAAAATTGTAAAAAGGATAAAATAACAAATGTTTGTGTAAATAAAACAATTGATATTACAAATGAATTAAAAGAAGGATTATTACGACCAAATTTAAAAGATTTTGTAGAATTTTGTAAAAAAAAATATAAAAATGTCGAATTATTTTTATATACAAATTCATCTTATAAGTGGACAAATACAACATTAGTATATAATATTGAAAAAGCTTCTAAAATAAAATTTAATAAACCATATTTTACACGTGAAAATTCAAATAATAATAAAAAACTTATATCAAATATATACGATGATATTATTAAAGTTTTATCAAAAAAATACCCTCAATTAAGTAAAGATATAAATAAAGAGACAGTATTTAATACAAGATTAATGATGATAGATGATATACCAAATAATATACAAGATTTTTCAAATAAACAAATAGTTTGTCCTGAATATAACTATCGACCTTATTATAATATTGAAGAAAAGATAATAAATAAATATAAAATACCAGAGAAATTGTTTAATGATAAAGAAATATTAGATTATTTTGATTATAATTTTTTACCAATATATAATATGAATGGAAATTATTTACAAAAAGATAAAACGATTCTAAATATTATTGAATTATACAATACAAGATTATCAGAACTAAATAATAAAGTACCTGATACTTTTTTTAATGATTTAATAAAAATTTTAGAAAAAAAAGATATCATAATGAATGATAAGAATATTGAAAAAATAAACAAAGAAATTCAAAATTTATCAAAATAAATTATAAATTAAAACTTGTTGCATCTTCTTGTATTTTTGTTACAAGTTTTATTTATAGACGCACAATCTTTTTTACAAGTTTTATTTAATGAAACTTTCTTTACCTTATTGCATCTACCAGTAGTTTTATTGCAAACCTTATCTATTTTTTTACAATCAGTTTTACATTTTTTACCTGAAACTAAAGAAGATTTTGAGGAAGATTTAATATTCATTTTTTTTTTATAATTATCTAATTGTATATATTTACCATTTTGTCTTACATATTCTTTTTTTTCAAAAACAGGAGATGAGCGACCGCTATCAGAAACTATTTTAATTTCTTTTACATAAATAATTCTTTCAACATTACCAAGTTTTTCTTTACGAAGTTGTTTGTATGTCTTTGCATTTTTTTTATCTTTGTTTCTTTGTATTTGCGCATTAAATAAATAATCCATTTTTCTATTCTAATTTATATAAATATTTTTTCTTTTGTAATGAAAATAATATATTTTATAAAAAAATAATATTTTTATGATTTTTGGTTACCATTTATAGTTATATTAGATGTTATGTTGTATATATTGGAGCTAATATTGTCCAAATTAGAAGTTATGTGATAAATATTAGAGGTTGTGTTGTATAAATTACTTGTAATATTATCTATATATAAATTACTTGTAATAGAATTATATATAATATTAGATGTTATTGGAATAATAGAGTTATTTTTTCTATTACTAAATATTATTTTAGAATATGCTTCATTATTATCAAATTCTAATAATGAATTTCTATTTATTCAATCACCACCACCGCCTCTTCCATTATCATCATCTCTACGACGGCGTTCGTCGCGATTATTATAATTTTGTCTTAAATCATTTATTATATATGGATAATCGCCATAATCGTATCCATAATGACCATGTCTACCGTGACCACCGTGATGACCATGACCTCCATGATGACCGTGTCCATAATGATGCCCGTGTCCATAATGATGATCCATTTGATGTATTACTTTTTCTGTATTTAAATTATCACGTAAATGTTCTGTATTACGTTGTTCCAATAGACGTTTAGTATCAAAACCATCTTTAAGTAAACTAGTTTTAACATCATTTCCAACTTCAACAATTTTTTGTTCTATACCCATGCGATTTTTGGCAGCTTCAATTTGAGACGCGGCATAGTTTTCAGCGGCTTGTTTAGCCATAGATAATTCTAATTTACT